CATGGGGGTGTGCGTTTCTTGAGGCTGAGCTAAAGCGTGATCCAGAGAAGTTCTGGGTGGAGTATGGCGCTCAATTCTCCAAGAATTTATCGTCTTTGCTTGCGCCAGAAGTGGTGGAGGCGGCAGTGGACAAAAAGCGTGGCATTCTATTGCCGCAGCGTGAGTTCCAAAGCACTTACTACTTGGCTCTTGACCCAGCAAAGGGAGGTGTTGGCCGTGACAACTACACGGCAGCCATTGTCCATTATGAAGGCGAAATGCTGATTGTTGATAAGTTCCACTCTTTTGATGCTGACTTTGAAATCAATGGCAAGAAAGAAGTCAATATCAAGGCCGTAGAGCAGTGGATTATGGAGCACCACAAAGCCTATGGTTTCAAGGAGATTGTGCTTGACCAGTTCAACAGTGCCTCCACCATTCAGTCATTGTCTGAAAGCCTGCCCATTGGTGAATTGACCTGGAGTGTATCTACCAAAATGAAAGCATTTAGTAAGATGCGCCAGTTGTTCAATGCTGGCTTGGTGAGCCTATATCCTCATGAAGTGGCAATCAAGCAAATCAAAAACCTTAGCGTTGTGTATCGACAGTCAGGACAATGGACAGTCACTGGTGGCAAGGAAGCCAATGTTGACGACTATCCTTTCGCTTTAGCCGGTGCCATTTTGGCTGCTTCTGAAGGTGATGATATTGATTGGATCAATTCTCTTGTTCGTTAAGGCCATTAGTATGGCAATAGTTTTCTAACGAAAGGTGCTCGTTGACTTAGACGAAAAGGAGATTAAGTTTTTGCTGGCATTGCTTGAAGCTGACAAGCAAACAGCCTTGCAGCTATTGGCGGCAGATCATTTCTATGAACCAAAGCTACTGCCTAAGTTGCGAAATGCACAAAGAGAAGAACGGCTTAGGGCTAAAGGGGCAGGCTAGACTGCGACAGAACGACTCGCCGCTTTCCATGGCCCAGATTCTCAGCGCAAAAGCAGAAGCAGCCTGGCTTGAGCTTGTTGATGCTGCTTATGATGCCTGTGATGACGTGGATAGTGGCAATCCGTCTTTTTATTTGACCAGCCAGTATTCTCAATGCCTTGCAGAATACCATCAGGCAATGGAGGAAAACGATAGGGACTTATTCTGGGACAAGAAGTGCAGCAAAAATCCCAGCATGGTCGAATGCCGCATTTACGACTGCTGATGGTTCGGCTTTGTTATTCCATGAAAGGCAAGCGTTATGAGGCTTGCCTGCCTATCAAGGAAGCAATCAAGCTAAATCAACGACTATTGACTGCTGGAGCGGCAGTATATTGGACCGAACGACTTTCCCCTCCATAGCCCAACCGGAAGAGGCGGCGCCCTTAAAAGGCGTATAGTGTCAGTTCGACTCTGACTGGAGGGATTCAATTTCGGCTTTCACGACTTCTCGGGCAATGGGCGCGAGAGGCTCATGGGAGTTGGAGTTGTCTTGGATGGTTAGGCAACGTTCGTCAAATTCCACTTCAATTTGTAAACCATTGATTTGCACTACTGCATAACCAAGTTGAGGATAGTTATGCACTGAATTGCTGAAACGACTAAGCACAGTCACGTCTTGCCCTTGAACTTCTGTGTCCTGTTCTTGGGTTTCTATTTCTTGTTCGGCAGGGGTGGCATCGTCTTCGTCTTTGTCAATTTGAGCTTCAGTGGTTTCATCAAGGTCTGACAAAAGTCTGATTAGTTGAGTCTGTGGATCTGTTGCATGAATGTTGCTTTTGCCGCCATCAGTATAGTAGTAGTACACTCCACAAAAACTTCCGGACACGCTAACCGAAGCGTAACGGTCGTCAATTCTCAACACAGTCGCCACTTTCCCGTCAGCCCTTTCCCATTGCTGCCCAACTTTCACAGTGTCTTTGTTGAACTCCACCGCCGCCTCATTCCAGTGTGCCCTACGAAGATACCATGAGCAAGGGTAAAAGGCAACAAAAAAGGCCTCGGGATTGCCGTCCCGAGACCTGAGGTGCAACCAAAAACGAACCGGGGGAAGAGGCCTTGGCCAGTGAAATTATAGCACCCAGGCGGGATTTGAACCCACATCGTCCTGCAGCAGCAGAACCGTCTTGTCCAGTTAGCTCGGACTGGGTGAGCAGCCTCCCTGTTTGAGCATCGTTGAGAGGCTTGGGACAATGGTGATGGGCTGATCGTGCCGCCTTCTAGGCTATCTGCCTAGCGCGTACAGAGGATCAGTCTCCATCATTAGCCATTGTAGCGATACGACGCTGGCTAATCTCGTAATATGCTTGTTCTTTTTCAATCCCAATAAAACCAAATCCTTCCTTGGCAGCCGCAATACCAGTCGTTCCACTGCCCATGAATGGATCAAGAATAGTTCCGCCAACAGGAGTGATAAGGCGGCACAAATAACGCATTAAGTCGAGAGGCTTGACAGTGGGATGATTGTTGCCTTCTCCGCGTTCACGCTTGCTGGCTTTGGCACAATAGAAAAATCGAGCAGCAGAGCCTAGTTGAGCCGCTATCTCATCGCTGCCGTCGTGGATCAGGTTGGCGGGCCAGCGGCCAAGACCAGAATCTCGTATCACAATCTTCTTGCCCGTTTCATTTGCGCCACCAGAGCCGGCAAATGAGAAACTGCCCTCTAATGTTTGCAAAGCATCTGTTGTTGCAACCCTCGCACCGTCAATATTGATCCCCCCAGTCCCCCACTGCAGCACATTAGCGGCGACAGTCCCCTTGAACGGCTTGCGAGCCATGGTAATAATCTCAGTGGCTGGCTTCAATGCCGTGCCCCATCCTTTCCATTGCTTTGCCTCGTCAGTAGCAGGCGCCGTGATCATTGCACTATCTGGCATTCCCGCTGCGCTCATGTTCAGCGAATTACCACCGGCTTTATTGCCAGCAGGATTGGGATGAAGGCCAACTACAGTCCGCTCTGCACCAGCCGCCTTGTCAATCGCCTGTTTTCTTAGCGTATCGACCGTGAATGAAATTAGGCATTCCGCCATGGATTCCGTAATAGTGACACTGATGGCAGACGCACAGGCCGTTTGCCTTGTCGTGTCGAAGTTCCGGAAAGTTTTTGATTGGTTTAATGTGATGAGCTTCAAGTCGTCGGTCAGTGCCGCACATAGCACATTTGTAGCCTCCTGCATTGATGACGGCTTGCTTCCAAGCCAAGTCCTCAGGGCTTCGACGGCCTTGAGATTGCCCGCCATGCTTTCGCTTGGCAATTCCTTGACAGCGCATTGAGCAATACCAGTGCGCGTGTATATTGCACTGGATCTTTTCCGTAAGTGTTCCGCACACTTCACAGGGTTTTGTGATTCGCTTGCGGCGGCAGGCATGAGAGCAGAACTGATCTCCGCTTCGGATGTGAGATGGGCTTCTTCGAAACTCAACTCCGCAACCAGCGCAAGTGCATCGCTGCTTTCTTGACTGGCTTGCAGCACAACAGGCTCGGGAGCAGAACCGCTTTTTGGCGTACTGATTCCAGTTGCGGTTGGGCTCTTTGCGAATGACAGCCCCGCAGTGCTCGCAATTCTTGAGTGATCTTTCCATGCTTCCATTATGGCTGTTGTTTCTAGGTTGTCAAGGACCTTGTAAACGTCAAGCCATCTTTTTTGCTCCTCTAAATCAATGCGCCGCGATATGTCTGTACTTTTCGGAAATCCTGATCCGTAATGCCACATTACAAGGTCCCTAATCTCAAATCCCGCATCCTCAATCCTCACCGCCATCCGATGCTGTGTCCGCGTGCCAGCAAATGCCAATAAGTGCCCGCCAGGTTTTAACACTCGCAAACATTCAGTCCATATCTCCTCGCCAGGCACGTCATAGTCCCATTTCTTGCCCATGAAAGAAAGGCCATACGGAGGATCTGTGACAATGGCGTCAACAGAATCTTCAGCCATGGCCTTAAGTTCATCTAGGCAGTCGCCATGAATCAAATGGGACAATGGGGAAAGCATTGATTAAGGCTAAGTCGCAAAGGATAATCTTAACACGCTTACCCTTGCCGTCAACCGTTGCTACAACTACCTTCCGTATGCTGGCAAGTTCAAAGAATTGCTCTCAAAAAAACACGGCATCGTTGATGCACGACTTTCGCTTAGTTCGGGAGCTTTCCCACTAAGAAACAGGCTATCACTTTGCCTAAGCCAAAAGTCTTTATCTAGCCACTTGCTTGAAGACGTGCCGAGCTTGTCGTAAATCCATAGTGCAGTCATTCTGCGGAGCTTGTTGAGGCTGTCGCCATACTTTTCGCCAGCCTCTTCCGCGATCTTAGTATGGCAAAAGGCGTGACAGATTTCATCTCTAGAAATGTCGCCAGCCACAGTCCGCAGCCCCTTGTCGCCATTAAACCGGAAGAAAGGCAGGATAGTAAAGAACAGGCTTCGCTCTAGAACGGCCACTTTGGCGATGGGGTGGGCAGGATGATCAATCCATGCCTGACGAATGCGTAGGGCTTCCTTCTCGGCCTGTTCGTCTACGCCATGAGCAGCAGCAACGTAGTTCAGGGCTTCGTCGTGACGCTCTTCATCCTTGATATTGCTGTGGATGCTTTCGATGAGGCCAGGGCTATCAGGAAGCTCTCTCCCAAGCCCCTGCAGCAGCATGTCCTTGACTGGCAGTTCAAGGTGGCGAATGGCAAGCGCACGGAAGATAGTC